ATATACCTCATCATCTTCCATCGTCAACACAATTGCATAATTGACATTCATTCCATTGAACACGTCCTGAAATCGGTTGATGATCATGTGGGGATTCTCATTTCCCGTACCTACATAGGCAATGAAGTATCTATCTCTCATAATACTTAAAAAATTTGATATAGAACTCCTCATTCACTGAGTATCCTTTCAAGAATCTCCATAGCTGAAGATAAGTGATTCCCATATCCTCAGCGATGTGCGACAATTTGTATCTCTTGGATACTCGTGACCTCACCTCTTTTTCGATGAAGTCACGAATGGTTTCCCCATCAGAAAGGTGAATCGTCAAAGCTCTCACTTACTACCGGCATTGAATTGATACTCCACGCATCTAACGTGTTATAATACTTCCCGTTGTATTCACGACCTCTCAAGTTGAACTTCACTGTGATATCAATACCAGGTGAATAGTTATCCAGCATCTTGCACTTGTCTTGAGCCAACTGAAATGAGATGTCCTGCGGATACTCTCCATTGGCTACGGTTAGGACAAACATTCTCACTGAGAACTTGTCGCTGATTTGTTTGATTGGCTCAATCATCTTGATTGTACCTGTTACTTGTAATTCCATATTTGATTTATTTGTTTACGTTTAAAATGCTCCTTTAAATACCCATGCTGAGAATAATGTTCCCAAGGTAATGAGTAATGCAAGTGCGGAAATGAATCCGATGATTGCGATTGTTTTCTCTTTCATTAGAATTCCATTAGTTCACTGTCATCCACTATCTCAAGATTGCCGCTGAATACATATCCCGTTGCCTTGAGCAGTCCCTCAATCATTCTCAACACTTCATCCAAGTCCACGTCATTGAATGGGACTTCGTGTGTTACGGTGTGTTCGTATTGTTCGATTGTTATTTTCATCTTATTCTGATTTAAAGGTTAAAAACATATTTCAAATGTGAATTTTAAAAAATGAAATGTTAGAATTTTCCATTCTTTATGGTAACAAAATGTAGGTAGAAAATACCAATTATCTTCACCCCATTTATCAATATTTATTTCTTTCATCTTATTCTGATTTAGTTAGTTAATCTTTGCATTTTATACCACTTTTTGGTATATTTCGTTCTGTGTTACTTAGCTTCCAACAATGAATAATACTCATTATAATACTCAGTCGCTGCACTCAGCTTCTCAATCATGTCCTTCTCTTTATCCTGGTCCCGTTCAAACGAAAGTACGGTGATTCTCTTCTCCGGTGCAATGTGATCAACACGATGTATTGCTAAGTTCTCCCACTCGTTCAGCAGTTCATTGGATGTAGTTACCATGCAATAGATTAATTCTGCCTTAGGTTTGTCATACAAAGCCATGTAAGCACGAAGCTGCCACTCATACTTTGATTCATATCCTTCCTCAGCAAGAGCAGGGAATGTTTCCAATGACCAGGATGTTTTCACATCGATGATAAGGTCATCAGTTACGATGTCAGCTTCACCGGTCATGTACTCATCCACTATTCGAACAGTGTTCTTGACGTATGCCTCAAATCTAACGGTATTAAGTAGGTCAATTGAATCCTGCTCTTGCATCAATCCCTTTTGAATATACTTGGAATTGATTTCACTGCGGTATCCGTAGAAGTCCTCCTTTGCTTTTGTCTTAATATAGGTCTTTGCCCCTACGGATAGTATCTCTGATTTGCTTTTCGGTGAAGTCATTAAACTACCGATGGAGGATGGATGCCACTTCATACTTCAAGAGCTTTAAGTTGTACCTCAGTCAATGTCCATTTCTCAATCAATTGCTCTTTGGTGTACTTACCTGCCTGAATGGATGCCACTGCGGATTCAAATCTCGCATTGTCAAGAGCAGGTTTAACGGGATTGACTGCAATCGATGCTGCCTTTCCATCATCATCCACTGCTTGAAGGGAGAGAAGTGACTGCAATGTACCTCTTCGGAAGTAAGTCACTGCACTCAACACCTTTTGTGGATCAGTAATAATCGGTAAAGTCATGAATGATTCAACCATCTCACCTGAATCGATGTCGATGATTCGAGTCACCACATCATTTCCAACTATTGGCTGAAGTAGAATCAATCCATTCTCCAATAGAATTGGCTCGACTGCGGTGAGCAGTGCATTGATGTCAGCATATGACTTTTTGAAATGTGGATTCGTAGCATTCTTTGCTACCTTTCCAATCTGCTGCTTAGCAGTGTGCAATTTTTGGTACAGTGTTGCGACTGTTTTTTCTTGTTTTTCCATTTGTTAGCGTGTTAATTTTCAATAAAGATAGTTATTTATTTTAATTCGGCAATAAAGTTATCATAAAATTCAATGAAATCATCAAAGGTCCTTGAGATATAGTACACTCCTCCAGCATCTTCAATCATTTGTTGGTAAACTTTCTGCACTTCAGATTGCCTATCCTTCCCATACTTCACTTCAATCTTAACTGACCTTCCTCTGATGGTTGCCGAGATATCTGCGGAACCTGGTGTTCCCGTTCCCTTTGTCCATTGTCCTCCCATTGCTACTCCATCAGTACGGTACTTTTTGCGATACACTCCCATCGTGTTGATTCTCTCTGCTTGGCATCCACTCATCTGAAGGAATCCACATATGGATTTGGTGAGTGCATTCGCTGAGTTATCCTGCCAATTGGTGAGGAAGCTATCCACATACGGAAGATTCGGATACTTTGCTCGTGTGAGAGCTCTCTCAAGTTCCTTGATTCGTTCTTTGTTTTGTTTGGTCATGGTTTATCTTCTAAATTGTATATAAATTGTACTATCCCTCTGAATGTCCAAGTTGCTAAAACATTGTCTTCATAGGTAGTTGTAATTCTCTCATCCCATATTGGAAGGTCTGATTTGTTTTTAAATTTTTCCTCAAGATAATTGTGTAAAATGTCCCTTGCTAATTCCTTTGTCATATCTTTTCTATTGCTTGTTTTGATTCTCTTAATAGTTCCAATGTCTTATCATCTCCAATTATTTCAACTACTTTACCAATAAATAATTGCTTTTCAAGTTTTTGTTTTCTCTCCATTTCTTTTGCTTGTTCAAGAACATTAGATAATTCATTTAGCATTTGATAAATTGATATATTTCCTTTTGTTTTTTGTATTTCTAATTTCATTGCTTGTTCAGCATAAAATTCTACCGCTGATTGTTTCATATCTCCTTTGCTTTATCGTTTAACTCATCCCAAATGTCATCGGGATCACTTGGTGTTTTATCGGTCCTTCCGAATTCAATCCATCTTCTATTGTTTGTTTTATTCTCATCAATCTTATATCCATGATAATGACCAAATATACTCAACCATTGAGAGAATTTCTTTTTGCTCAGTTTAGCATAATCGGTGTACTCACTAATAAATGATTCATGAAGCTCATCTTTGTACAACCTCACATTGAGAGGAAGGTTTCCATCACCCGACCAATCGTAAAACTCAAAGCAAGTTTCCTTGATGAATTTACGCACATCCAGGTTGGTGAACTCATGAGATACCAATCCATACTTAAGGTAATATTGGCAGCATTGAATCATGAAGTTGTCAAAGATTACCCACTCCTGGTCATTCCAATCATCAAACAACATATGACCGAACTCATCCAATGGTGATCGTGTGTGACCAAAATAGTTACTCATCTCCACTTCGAACTTCCTTCTCTCAAATGAGCCACCCACTCCACCAATTGTGTAGTTGGTTGTGATAATGATTTTCGGTGATTTGTTTACCGGTATTTTGATGGCATCCTGCCCTTTGTACTCCAATGTGATTCCCTCAGTAATCAATGAGAAGAGATTCTCAAAGTTGAAGTTCTTTTTCACATCATCAAACACCAAGAGCTGCGTATCGGTTGACACTGTTTGATATGGAAATCCTTTGGTGAATTCAAATGTCTTTCCATCGATTGAAGCTACCTTTTTTAACTTAGCCAATGCATTCCAAAACAATCCCTTTCCACTTCCTCCATTCGGATTCTCTGAGATGGTTTCATCGTTGAATATGATTGCCTTATTACTCGCTGAGGTCTTATATGAATGCATCAAGTATCCAATCACTGACTTGAATGAGTTGTACTTCGCTGAATCTTTACCACTTACCAACCAAAGGAATGTTCTAAACTCACTTTTATGGTGATCACTTGCGATATATTCCCGGTCAATTATCTGCCTCTTCCATACATATCCATCCAAGTCAATGTATTCATGCTTGAATATGCCTTGCTTGGTAATTTCAACCGCACAATTGCGATAATATAAATAACACTTATCCGCAGTATCTTCCATCATCTCAACTTGAGCACTGTCCAACATGGAAAGGAATTCAGATGTGAAGTATTTGGTTGCACCTGCCATCAAATCATACGGTTGGAATCCAATCTCCTCCCTCGACAATAGAGAGCTGAGGGTGAAATCCTTGATTCTCTTCTCATTTGTTTCCTCAATTAGATTCTGCTCCTTCTTAATGAATGAGTAAGTATTGGAATCAGCAGGAAAGTATTTGAAAAAGTTGTTTTGTTGGAGCCAAAATTTGTACTGATGGATGCTCAGCTGAATTCGATTCTGATTGTTGTAAGTCCAAAAGTCCTCGATGTTCCCCGTTTCTTTGATTGCATCAACGCACTTCTCAACTTCATCTTGAGTAAACTCCGGAAGTATCTTGATGATATCATTGGTCTTTTTACCTGCTCGGATGTGTTTCTCAATCTTTGCCCTTGAGGTATTATCTTCAAAGTACCTGGTCCCGAATTGAGAGGTCTTGGAATATGCTGATTTGATTATCTTTCGAATCTCGTTATCCTTTCCGCCTTCATCAAATTTCAGCATCACATTCTCGCATTCAGTTTTCTGAATTCCAAAGTCATTGAATGCAGCTGCAAGTTTAAATAGGTTATTATTCTTCTCACCTGGTATCATTCCATACTTCCGTTCCCACCATTTCATCAAGTTATCAATGATACGGTTGTCGGACTTGATTGGAATCATCACATCCATCGAACCGATTTCCTCAATCTCCGGCTCCTCAAGTTGAGTCCATATGATTGAGTCATGGTTGATATAAATATTTGGATCGTAACTCTCAAAACAAAAGCGGTCAAGATTACTCCCTGAGCTATCCCAATAGTCCGAATCAAAGTAAGTTCTCAAGGCATCAAAATACCCTTTGAAATCTCCCTCAGTTGGAATCTTGACCAATGCCTTCACTCCTTTTCCACTTGGTGATATCCATGCACTGAAAACAAAGTTGTTGAACATTAAAGAATCCTTGAATTGAATTGCCTCAGCAGTATGGCTCATGTTATCGAAGTCCAAAACCATCAATCCGGACCTTTGTTCGATACCTTTCACTGACCTACTCTTGAAAGTTCCATTGAAACAAACACCAGGAAGCTGATTCTTGAATGGTTTCTGCTCATCCTTCGTGGAACAAGCTCTGATTTGTTCAACCAATTCTTTTGACTTACCATCTCGAATTCTTTCGAGGCAATAGAGAGCTGATTTGTTGAATGGATTTGTGGTATCCGTTACCTTCTTAAAAATTGATACGATCATAATACTGTTTTAATTCACTGTTAAAAAAAAAGAGGGGGAAAGGAACAGTGAAAACCTTTTAAGTGGATGCCTCCGACAACCCCTCAACAAAGATAGTAATTTATTCCATTACTCATCAAAATACACTTTATTTTCAATTAGTACCTCAATGTGTACCTAAATGTGTACCTACTAAAATTCAATGTTTACTGGTGTTTCAGCGGTTTTGGTACACATTTTCACGTTTTTTTGGTATTTTTTCAAAATATTTATTTTCACAATTCTCAAAATAATTAAATAAGTATAAGTATATGAGGAAAAATGTGTACCAAAGTACCTATTTTATTGCTTAACTGATAACAATTCCTCATATTCATTCCTCAGCACTCTTCTTTTGATTGCTTTGAGCTGATTATACGACTTGCACTTGAGGATATCATCTCTTAAATATCTGCAATATTTCACATCTGCGGTCCCCATCAGCTCATCGATATCATCTTGGATGACCGTTGTATAATATAAGTCACCGCTTTCAATCGACCAATGATGTTGCTTGATGTTATGGATGACCGTTGCATGATCACGATTGAACATCTCACCCACCACTTTGAATGGCATATTCAATGCCCGGAGTGATGTCATCAGATACCTCCTCCTCATGTTATTGACTTGCTTTCTATTCTTGGTATCCAATCCATCTCGTTGGATGATGTGTTTAATTGCTTTTATTTTATCCTGCTTGTTCATTTTCTGCTTGTTTTAGCCATTGTCTAAAGGCCATTTGTATATCCATTTGCTGATTCCATATTTCAATTCCTGCATCATCAAGGAATTTTTTATCTGATTTGCGTATCTCATCCAAGAGATGGTTGGCTCTCATCTTGATTGCTTTGGTGAATATCTTCTCATCATTCATGTCCTCAATAAAGTCACCAAGTACCGGAAGGATTCCAACGATTGCGATTAGTTTGGTTGATGGTTTCATTTGATAAAGTATTTTTTATTAATATCCTTCTCCACCTGGTATCCGAGTTGTTCATACATCTTGAGGTATCGGTATACTGATCGTTCACCGATTTGAAGATATCTGCCCATCGTGTGGATGTGTCGAGGTTTCTCCTTGAGGAATTCAATGAGCTTAATTACTCGCATGATTCGGTGCTGATTCATACCGGCTCAACTTTAAACTTTCCAACTGTACACAATCCTTGATTCAATAGCTCCGATTTTTTCCAATAGCACAATGCTTTGGATGGAAAGGTCCAGGACTGAATCACTGAACTTCCCGAATAATAACTTAGCTTATACATAGCGACACTAATTTAATAATGATTAACACTCCTGCGATACCGAAGCTCAACACAATTCCTAGCATTGATGCTTCGTAGTTTTCTTTTCTTTTATAGCTCATATTATATTTTTTTAAAATCAACACTCTCTGAATAGTATCCATTACTATCACCATACCATCTGATATCAACATATCCTTTTATAGTTGCTAATTTATAAAAAGTCCAAGTAAATGAATCATCTTGATATTTTGGTTTTTTCACACCAATTGGATTTTTATCTTGACTTACTAACTCTTCAGCAACCAAGAGAGGTGATCCAATCAAATCATTGATGTCACCATTAATGTCATCAATTATTACTGATTCACAGCAATCTTGGTCGTGGTACATTTTATACTTATCACCATTGTCACAAGTAAAAATGATTTCATCACCTTCCATGTCGACATCTATTTTTGTCAATGTCTTTCCAATTAATTCTTTTACTTCTAAATAGCTCATAACGTCTGATTAAATTTAATTTCACAAATTCTTTTATACAATTCCTCATTGAATGTACCTCTAATTGTTTCCGGTGATGATTTTGTTTTCCAAAACTGAATCATCCTTTGCAGTTTAAATACCATACTCTTCCCAATCAATATCATCGTTATCATTACCCCAAGTATATTCATCAAGGAAATCTCTCTCATCCATTAGGCATTCAATCATGGAAAGCATCCATTCCTTGTATCCTGGACCGAATTCCATCACCTTATCGGTTGGCTCTTCATCAGTCCACCATACTCCATCCACCATATTGATGTCAATATCATATCGAGAGGTTTCAAAATCATAGTTGTTTTTCCAATAGTCAATATTGACTTTAAAATATACATTTCCAATTTGATAATATCCAACCATTGAACAATGGTCAACTTCCATGAAGTCCAAATCAATTCTTTTTATTTCTTTTAACCAATTCATTTTATTGAGTTTTTAGTAATTAGTTCCCCATACTTCTCTAATACGGGGGATTGAACGTGTTTTGCTTCGATTTGCGGAGCTTTCGTATTGTTGCAATAATTTGCTTGGTTAATCGACAAATAACCGATTACAAGCCAAAATAATGACAATGCTACCACAGTGCCAATGATGTCCTTTTGATTTTCGTTTAGTGCTTTCATTTGATTTGTAGTTTTTGAACTAAGTTATGTACTACTGCCCATCTTGCGGTTGCCCATTCGGTAGCATCATCATTAACTCCAACTGTATTAATACAATCCTGAAGGTCATCCCACAATCTTTTTTCTTCCTGGAGTAAAATTTCAATCATTTGTTTCTTTTTCATTGCGTTGTTTTTTAAATTTATACTGCGAATGTCGGAATAAGTTTCATAACTGCAAAACTTTTTTAACTTTTTTTTCAGTTTTCAACAAAATAAATCGTGAATGCTATACCCGATTGGGTGCAAAAACATATAATGGAGGTGAAATTCACTTAGTTATACTTGAATGCGTATAAAAAAAAGGATTTGAAAAGTATACCAAAGACAATAAATCAAAATAGTGTCAAATGTTTGTCCAGTTTTTTGTCACATAAACTTGACAAATTGGGGACAAGAATGTCGCAAATATCTGCTAAATATGCGACACAATTATTTGTATAACTGTGATAGGTGCTACAAAAAAAGAGGTACCGTTTCCGATACCCCCTCTTTTGTTTTCACACGCTATGAATGAAGCACAAATATATTAAAATAAATGGGAAATCCTGCATACTTGACCGAATTCTTTGTGGTGAAGAAAACCTTCAACCGCTTGAGGGGAATGTTGGTATCCTTTTATGTGGTGCCATGAGTCAGTACCGGAAGGTGATCGTAATGATTCAACAGTCACTCCGATGTAATCTTTGGATGTCTTATGGTGAACGTGGTGAGTGTACACATATCGATGCTTTGATAAGCTCCATTCATTAGGGAACTCGGTTGCCATCAATAAAGGTAAGTCACCATGCTTTGCTCCATCTCCATGAGTGGTGCCAATTAGATTCTTGCCATATAGAAAACCTTTGCGATGGGAGATGCTGCAATCAAAAGTAATATTATCAGAATCTTTGAACCAGGTTTGAATCACATCTGCCAAAAAGAATCCATGAGTGTAATCGTGATTACTTGGATTGAATGTGAAATGCACATCCGCAACCGATAATAAGGTTTCAAGGATATCAACGTACAATCTTTTGGCAATTAGAAAATTTGAGTACCACATCCCATCAGTATCCTGTGGTGTTCCTCCGGTTGTTGTTCTCCTCGGTGTATCAATGTGGAGGATGTCATTCCCTCCAATAAATAATATTTTATCAATATTGAATCCGGTACACTTGTCAAGTATTCCTTGCACCCCTTCCTTCACTCTTTGTACTGCGATTTGATTGTTGTATGTTTCACCTGTTTCAAACGCATCGCATAATTTTCCGATGTGAATATCCGCAGGATCTATAACCAATAAATGTCCTTCAGTTGATGGATTTCGGAAGATGGTTGGATATTGAGGTTTGAATTCCTTGATGTCCTGGATGATTGATTCCTGAAGTTCTTTGTAGTTTGTTTCCTCGGATTCTTTAAAATTTGGATTCTTAAAGAAAAGTGATGCGTGTTTGTTTTTAATCCATCCATGTTTGACATCCTTATCATCTAATCCTAATCCGTTTGATTCAAGTTTAATTGCCCTGTAAGATTCTAAAATTTCAATCTCATCTTCTTGTAATCTGAATCTCGTTTGTTTATTCATCTGAATAGTTTAGTGAGAAGTTGTAACCTACCTCTGAAGGTTTCACTCAAGGTCAATCTAACAAGGAACCCTATAATGAACGCCAATATTACAATAAACCAATTGATTTTTCTCTTTGTGATGTACTTATTTTGATACTTTACCTTTTGAGCTTCCGCCTTGATGTACTTTGTTTTGTACTTATACTCAATCTTTTTCTCCCATCTCGTCTTGGGGATGTACTGAGTACGCCACATGATAACGGTATCTTTTTGTGTGATGTATTTCTCCCACACAATTTCATTATTCACGATTACCGGGAATGAATCAACCGATGTGATTTGGATGGTATCGGATACCTGCTCACATTTGTATCCTTTTTTGATTGCTTTATTCAGATGGTGTTCTGCTGAACATGATACCAGGAGGATGCTAAAAATTAATGTACTTAGTTTTCCCATTTTGCTTGATTGCTTTAAGGACTTGTTTGCGATTTCTTGCTTTACTGTATGAAACGTGTACCCAACTTGGCTCTTTATCAGTTCCAAATTCCCAAATCAATTGGTCGAAGATTAGGTTGTCTTTGATGAAATGGAATCCCTTACTTCCGATGTGTAAATCCATTGCCTCACCTAAACAATGTTGTGACGTTTTAGAGCCACCACACGCACGATTGGTTGCGATGCTTCTATATCCGCTATTGATTCGAATTGGCTCTCCCATATAAGCTCTCAATGGCTCAAATACCTTCTCACATAATAGCTTGGCACGTTCAATTTCGAACTCATTCATCTTGTTAAGGATTGAATGGTTGGTTGCGGTACCCGATGCTTCGAATTCTGCGAGTGTAACGTGTTTACTTAAATTCATCCAAATTGGTTTTTGTCCTGGTGATAAATTTGCGAAGAGCTGCGAGTACATTCTTGCCTGTAACACTCTCATATGATTCGTTGATTGACTTTATCTCAACCATCACACAAAAGAATGCGAATACTTTGGTCATGATTAGCTCAATAGATATGAACTGAGCAATGATATCCCCTGCGATATACTTCTCAATGAGGAAGGTGAACATAATTGCACCACCATATAGAAGTGACTTTGAAATTGTATCGGATAATCTGCGAGATTGGAATGCTTTCCATCCTCCCTTTTTTACTGATCGCCAAATGCCGAAGCAAGTATCAATGAAGATGGCTAACATTGCCAAGTATATCATCGGCATAACCGGTGAAAGTACCGCCCAAAAAGATGCAAGTAATACCAATACATTCTGCCTCATAATACCAAGATTTGATTGTTATATCCGTTATCGGTTGGATATCCACAAGTCCACACTCCATTCATGAAGCAATTA